ATTTGAAACCGTCTCGGAAAAATTTAATGAATTCTGCAGTCCAGCCACCTTTAGTGGCCTGATCTTCAATTACTGTCTCCATCTGGATAGCTTCATCAATGGATGCAGGATTACTGGTAACTCCGAAGATCGGGTGGCCAGTAAGGAAGACTGAGGACTGATAAGTAACGGCTGCTTCTACCTGAGGCAATACCACAGGCACCGTGATATTCTGATACTTAGTGGCATCACCCAAAGCATTAGCAGTTTTAGCTCTATGATTCTCTACTGTGAGATCAGCCTCTCGCATGTATGCAAGATCCACTTTACGCATTTGATTGCGCGTATTCCAGTGCTGATTATCGAGAGCCTTGCATTGAGCTAATAAAGCTACGATTGCTTCTTGAGACTGCTTAGAGATAAGCAGCGGAGTATTTGATGTTGCCATTAGGGTTTTCCTTTAGTAGATTGCTTAGCTACATTTGCATCTGCGGTAGTTAGAGAGGAGGCTACCTGACCAGCAAATTTATTTGATTTTACAAGCTCATCATAGAGTACTGAGTGTAAATCGCTAGGACTCAGCTTTCCGTCTTCATACCAACCATTAATATCGTGCCAGGCCCCCTTATTATCTATGAACTCTAGCATATTCTTTCTGGGCTTGGCATTTCCCATAATAACATTTTTTAGGTAGTCTGCCTCATCCTGCATAGACTGCCGTAACTTGGGAGCAAGTTGCTCAGGAGTGCCCGCCTTAATACCTAATTTATTTGCCTCAGAGATAATAGACTGCAGCAAGTCAGAATCAGTATTAGGAGATAGCATAATAGCAGATACAGTCTTTCCTGATATTGGTATATTACCTACACCCTTAAGCTCTGCATAATTAGAGAATGTGGAGCCTATGATATCCATGAATATCTTAGCCTTGTTATCTCCGGCTGCGGCCTTACCAGACTGCACTTTTACAAATGATTTACTTACTTTAGTTCTATCTACTGCCCTATCTCGTAATTCTTTGAGTAGCCCTGGATAGATTTCATCAATTGCTTTCTCTGTACCGTGATAGGAGAGTGAATTTTCTTTATCAAGAGTTTTAGCTCCGTATCTAGAATTCTCATATTGAGCAAAACTAGAGAATCTAGGTGATCCTGCAATGCTAAGAGACTGCTGAGGACTATTTTGATATAAAATATCATTTAATGACTCATAGTCTAAGCCACGCTTAGGATCAGCGATTGGATTAAATGGCTCTGTAAATCGTAAATCTCCTGATCCTAAACGTACTTCTCTAGGTAGTGGGGACTCTTTAAATCTAGTAACAAAAGCATCTCTATTAATTAGTTGATTAGCTTTAGCAGTAGCTGGATCAAAATAATGAGATGTAGGATTCATCAGCAGTGTGGCTTGCTCTGATTGCATGCCGCCAGCAAACGGAGCGGCCTCATTAGATGAGATAGCTATTGATGGATGAGTGAGAATCTTACGGCCAGTTAATACATTAAGTAATTGAGAGGCTGAGGTCTCATGAGTTAGATTGAGATCTGGACGACCGCCCGGCCTAATAGCTCCTTCTGATTCAGGAATACTAGCAGCTAGAGACAGTGCTGGATTACTGATTAGCATTGTCGGATCTTTAGTTGCAATTGTTGCAGCCACGGCTGCCGTCTTAGGAAAAGCAGATATGACAGACAGGGCTGCCGGAGCAACATAAGCAGCTAATGCAATCTGCGGAGCAGCCATAAGTAAGGCTTCATTAGATTGCTGCTCTGCTGCTGCTGGCTTAACTGGATCAGTGACTGAGTTTCTGGAAGCATCTCCAAGAAAAGGGATACCCATATCAGTGGCAAACTTAGGTAACTCTGACTTAATTAATTCCCAGACATTAACTGTATCTGCCATAGGTATCTCTTTTCTTTAGAATATAATACTTATTTATAGCCAACAGATAGATCAGCTGGAGTAGTACCAGCAGTCACTACAGTAAGTCCTGTGGTGAACTCTGCATCGAAATACATGCTGGCCACTTGTACAGTATTTACTACTGCAATAATAGTACCGCTGGCAGTTGTATTATCATAAATAGTAATTGTAGTTGCTGTTCCAGGAATACCTACAGTAAGACGACTAAGAATGCCAGGACCTGTTTTTAAGGTCTGCGTAGTATTAGTTGTAATTCTGGTTGATTTATTAGGGTATCCTAGAGGATCAGCAAAAGCCGATAGAGAAATGCAGAGAACTAATAGAGACAGCAGTTTTTTCATACTATACCTCATAAAATTAAAAAGGGCTATTTATGCCTTCCTCAAGAACTGGAATTGCTCTTGATTCCTGCATCTGGATAATTGCCGCAGTCAGCACATAGGCTCCGTACTGCTCAATTACTTTATTCATATATGCAAGTAAATCTAAGACGTCATCTGTATTGTCAGTTTTGAGGGGATTGAATTGTGTGATTTGTAAGTGTGCAATTGGTCTGCATTCTGGATCAATAAACAATTCACCTGCTGCATAAGACTTAAGCATATTCAGGATTCTGCTGTTCTTACTCCATCCGCCTGGATATACTTCTACTGCTTCAAAGCCTACTATTCCTTGTTGCTGGCAAATGAAATTAAACCAATAAGCTAGAGTTGCCTGATAAGCTACAGATTCTATTGCAATTAGGCGACAATTGTGGCGCAAGCCAAGCTCAATTGCTTTACGGATTGTATCTCCTGGAGACAGCTTTTCGTTAATTAATTCTACAAGCACTGGGCGCGCATCATGTATTTCACAGTATCCAATAGCTGTGGAGTCTGAATTAGCTTTATTACCTGACGGATCAATGATAATGAAATTGCCTGCTGGAATTGGGCGTCCTGCGGGATCTTCTGGATCGTAAGGTAATTTAGGAAGAAGAGATAAGTCTATGAGATTGTTGCTGGACGCATTCTCGTCATTGAGGACTTCTGAATAAAATATCTCTGGGCGGCCAGCGGCCAAGTCATTCTGAAATTCGCGATGTAGCTGCTCAATGGGCTGCAAATCTTCCCAAAGAGAGGTGCCATCAGCAAGAATACCACCAGCAATAAATTTGATCCAATTAGGATTAGCTTTCAGGCGGCGCAAAATACTCCACTTGGTGGGATACATATTAGCTACAAATATGAATGCGCAACCATGCGGAGACTTGGCTTTCATTGCCGTGCCCTGCATCCAAGACTCTAATGCAGTGCTTTGTAATTGGCTATCTGCCTGCTCACGAGTCTGGATATCTTCAAAAATCATTACATCTGGACGCTCGTTCTTAATATTAAGGCCACGCAAAGAAGTGCCGGCGCCTAGCGCAGCGATTGTAATATTACGATTCCTGAAGCCAAATTTTTTAATCTGTTGATTGTCTTTTTCAATGCCTATTTTCCAGTCACCAAATGTTTTAATAATATTTGGTTCATTAAGCATATCTGCCACGTCACTGAGAATATTTTCTGCCAGTGTAGCTGTGCTAGATATGATGAGAATAAATCGCTTAGTGGTGAATAGAATGCAGTATAAGATATAGATCTTAATTAGTGTAGTCTTACCAAAGCCGCGAGGAAGTCCTAGAGCTAATTGAGGAAATGAGCGAGGCTTAAATGTTTCTGCCAGTAGCCATTGCCATACCGCTTGAAAGACTACTGGAAATCCGAACTGAAAAATTGTGGGCATCGCAAGAGCGGCTAGGAAATCTAGATTAGTCTGCGCTAGATTTTGTACTTCGCCGCTCTGGAATGATGCCTCAGTAATATTTTCATTCATTTTCTTTTGTCTCGCAGCGCTGCTGCCAATGTAGGATAGGCAATCAGATTTGGATTTGATTTATTGATCTGAAATTGCGCAAGAGCCCTAAGAAGAGATTGCGCTCTCAAATCAGATTTCTTTTTAAGGGCGAGCTGCTCCGGACTCAGGCTAGAAATCTTCTGCCGAGTAGTAATTACGGGAGCTAGACTTAGCGGCAGCGGGCGCTGGCACATTGCTAATTTCCTTTCTATCGAGTTGCTTAAGTAGAGTACCTGATTGTATAGTAAGTAATGGCTGATCGCCAGCCTGCACAACTTGATTTTGTGCATTCATGGCAAATTGTGTAAGGATTTGTGTAGGAAGTATGAGATTAATGATAGTTTGCTGCTCTGAAATATGTTGTGGCATGCCTGCACCACGGCGTTTTGCTGCATTAATTACTTGAATTGCGCGCAAAATTTCTTGTGGCCGCATCATAAGTGGGATGCAGTCCTTCATTTTAGTTAGCAAGGTGTCCTCTAGCTCATCATAAGCATCATCTCTCCTGTTATGCTTAGATAGATTCTCATATCGGCGCTCTGCAACGGCTGCGGCAAATTGCTCTTGAGATAAGAGTTGTGAGATGCGACTGGGAGTGAGTCCGGCTGCGGCTGCTGCTTGCTCCGGATAGACTCCCTGACCTAACAATTCTAGGGCGCGAGATTCGGCGGCTGTGAGAGAGCTAATGAAAGTGTCTGCGGACATGTGATGCCTCTTGCTAATTAGTGATTGCTGCTAGATTAAGAGGGCTGAGAGAGAATGGCTAATGTGGGGATCAGAGCTTATAGGAGAAAATGTAAAAAAGTTTAGGAAAATATTTTTTGCTTCTAAGGACACGGACAGGCAGGCAACTCAAAAAAGGCCCCCACCCCCTCTCATTTTATTTATCGCATTATTATCTATTAGTTAGTCTAGTCAATTGGATGCGCGGCCTTGCAGTCTTATGTTATATTATTACTACTAGTTAATAAGAGAGATAATATCTATTTATTTAATTTGTTATTAAAAGCATTTGTTATTTAATTTGCTAGAATATGGAATCCCCCATTGGCAGTTTGGTTTCTAGCCATTTTGCCATTCAGCCAGAGTGCCAGTAAACCAGCTTGCCAGCGACCCCCGGCACCCCCCTCCTCCGACCCCCATTTCCCCTCATATTATTACCTAACATATCTCCCACACACCCTCACTAATTAGTTATCCTATATATAGTGAGATATATTATGTGGCTATATATAGGGGATATAATATAGTGGGGTGGGTATATATATTTTATTATTTTCAATTTTGCTAGGGGGGGGGCCCGAATGAACTATTACATACCTCACTAATTAGCAGGCCACCGCCAGAGATATACTAATTAGTGGCGCATGCCATTATGAGGGGGCAGGGGAGGGGGCTGGGTGACTTTGGCATGCTGGCATGCTGGCATATTGGCATGCTGGCAATGGGGGATTGCGACTTATTTTTCATTAATTAATATATCTCTCACTACCCCCTTGACACAATAGGCAATAATAAGAGATAATATGTAAAACCTGCCGACACCTGTAAAATATGCCGACAATGCTAAATCATTGATTCCATTAGCTTTCTCATTTCACTATGTCGGAATATTTTACATTATGCCATGAGATGCTTTAGATATAAAATATAATTTGCTTATAAATCAACAACTTAGCCTCGCTGGCACACCTGTTGCTTATATATGGGTGTCTCACTGCTCTTTGTCTTATCTCTTTCATTTCATTTAATAAGGAATCTATATCATGCTAAATACTAAACTTGCTTTGTTCATGCTAGACTCTGTACTTCTCACTTATTGCTTGATTATGCTTTCACGCGCAATTTAATTTCATTTCATTTAATAAGGAATCTATATCATGTCTAAGTCAATTCAGATCACCACTATTACTCCTAATGCAATTCAAGGTCAGGGCATCGCCAGTTTCAAGCCGCGCACTAAGGAAGGAATGCCTGAGCGGCCCGCTTGCCATATCAGTTATAGTTACCCCTCTGAGCTCTCACTAATTAATAATGATGAGCTGCGCGCATTCTCTCTGCGCGCCTATGACTTTGCAATGGAAGAAGCGCTTAAGGCAGCAGTGCGAGATAATAAGGATAGCCTTGAGCAGCTAGCTCTCGATGACTGCTTCTTGGCTACTAAGCGCGAATTCCTTCTCACTAAAGCTGATCTCACTAAGTGGGCAGATACATTCGCACTGCCTATCATTGCGCAGGCCATTGCAGCAAAAGCAGGATTGCATGCAGAGTCGCCGAAAGTTATTGCCAAATGCAAGGCATATAAGGATAGCATTCTTGCCTTATCTGCCCGCACTCTTATGCAGCAACAAGAGATTGACGCCCTTATCAAAGTAGTCTCTCTGATTGCCGATCAGCCCATTAGCAATGCCTATACTGATAATGTAGCACAAGGCATTGCACGCAAGCAAGAGCGCCTGCATAATTGGCTAGCCAATGCAGGAACAGACAGTGCAGAGGATATTGATTTTTAATTCTCTAGTCTGAGACAATTACAAGAGCCGCTAGATTATATCTGGTGGCTCTTTTGCTTTGTCTCTCCCGAAAAGCATTCTAGCTAAACAACTCTAAACGCAAAGAAATCTATTATGCCCTTAGAATTATGCGATATTCAAATTACTGTATTAGCTAATATGATGGAGGCTAGAGAGGAGCTTCCTAGATTGACTAGATTTAATGCACTTGAGACGTTTGCACACCTCAATGGCTTAGATATAGATGAGCTAATCACAGAATTAAAGCGGCTAGAAATTATCGATAACGATTTACGCTCTGTAAAGGACTAGGATATCATGACAAATTACACCACAGATCATAAAGAGATATATCCTAAGTCTCTTTGCAATGGCCGATATGAATTGCATTATTTCCATGCAGTTACTCTAGCTCAAGTACAAAGAGTGGAAGAGATAACAGGTAATATATACTCTCTAATGAAGCCATTCTATATCTTCGATACAGAAGCAGATGAATGGATTAGCAGCTATCTCACAGAAGCAAGAGCGATAGCAGCAGTCACCAGATAAAATAAATAGTTAAATAGATAAGTAATCACAAATCAAAGGAATCTAATCATGTCTGAAATGAAATACTCTGAATTTATAAATTCCCTAATAAACTTATACTTAGATCGGAATGTGCTGTATGGGCAGAGTATTTATCTGTGCAATCTATTAGATTATGCAGAAGCTCAGTCTGCTTTGCCTCCTGAATATATAAATAAACTAAGAGCTACAATTAAAAGAAAGTTAAAAGGGAAAGCTACTTTATCTACATCTATAGGTTATGGTACAGAGTGCAGGATTAACTGGCTTAAGACTTTAGTAAAGATATATGAGATAAGAGGTAATTAGATTTAGAATTCATAATGCAGATTCCCTAAAAGGAGAGTCTGCATTGTGGCTTTCTAAGCCTCTTTTAATCATAATCTAAACGGAGTCTATCATGAGTACAGTAGATCTTAAAACAGCAGAAAAAGTAATAGCAGGAGAATTCCCAGAAGATAACATTACCGCAATTATCCGATATGAGAATTGCTTCAATGGTAACTTTGCATATAAGCTGATATTTGGGCATCAAGATACTCCCAGATATCGTAATTACTTGCTGCATGATTGTGAGAATCTAATTGCAGCAGAGATTTTCTGGGAAGCTAAATAGGTATTTCGTTTAAATAATCAGATAATAGCAAAGGAATCTAATATGAAATGTCATTGCCCGATAAGCGGCTTGGACTGGAATGCAGAATATATGTCTGCCTCTCACTCACAAGCGCATCCATTTTATAGCCTGCCAATAAAAAAGATACCTGCATTTCTAAGTATCTGGCAGAGCGGCCGCATCTCACCAGAAGAAACACATCTTCTTTTTACTCGCATGTTGCTAGATACAGAGCATGTCACATTCAGCACTCCTCTTTTTCTCACTGAATCAATAAGTGCTCTAGAAAATGCACAGATGATTCGATTAAGTAAACTCGCATATAGCGGCGCATTCCAGAAAGAGACAATTGATCTGCCCGGCTTTCTCATTTCTAAATCTCAACAAGATATCTCAGAACTAATAGAAATCTGGGAGACAGAACTAGAGAGCTATCGTGTCTCTTATCTAGCTGCCAGACAACAGACAGAAGTGCAAGCAATGCTCACCCGAGTGAATCGAGCATTTTCCAATCCAGTAGCAAGAGGACGAAAACAGATCATTACTAGCTGGATGCTAAAAGTAGTCTCATTGCCTCAATTCAATACAATGCACCCACTTACTAGACAGCAAGTCCCAATACAAGACTACTGGATAGAATTGCTACATAAAGCAATAGATAATGACTCAATGTTATCTTATCCAGAAGCAGATCTAGTAGAATTCAAAGATCATCTAGAAGAGAATTTGCCTCTCAATTATACACAAGAATTCTCTCTTTTAGAAGAACTCAGGCGTGCCATATCCAGAAAGCAGAATTATTTTGGATACTCATTCACAGACATTGATGATGCAGCGTATTCAGTAGAGAAAGTAAAGCCAGCTCTTAACAGAGCAGATTTTCCATCTGTATCTGCTTTCTTATCTGCAATCAAGAATTCTCGCTCCTCTAATCAGAAATAAGCTAAAAAGGAATCTATATCATGCGCCCTAATCAATTCATTCATGAGTATCATACTTCATTCACAATTACAGAATCCCATAAGCTTGAGCAATATAAATTGCTTAAGTGGAGTGCAGCCTATTTCCTGCAAAATTGGCATAATGTAGCAGGCACCAAATTAGCTGGCACCATTCAGCGTTATATGTCTATATATCATGTCACATTCTGCAAAGGATGCAGTTATGATAGGATCAGAATCGCTCTCTCAGAGAATCCAGATCTGCAATTAGCTCTCTCATTTCGTAAAGCGCCGGGATTGCCTGCATATGTATTAGTTGATTTCACTTCGCAAAGGGAGACTAAGTAAAATGACTAAAAAGAAATCAGCTACGTATGCTCATGATATTGACAATCACAATGCAGAGGCAGAGAAGAAAACAGAGGCCAGATTAGAAGTGCTAAAGCAAAATGGCTCTTGTCTCACATGCAAAGAGACTAAGAAAATCAGAGGCTGGCGACTGGTATGCAGCCTAAAGAATAAGGTAGTAAAAGACTACAATTACTGTGAGAAATGGCAGGCACCAAAATGACAAGTCCAGCAATTCAGGCATTAATGGCTAAATTAGCAGAGCGCCAGAAGCTAGCAGCGGCGGCCAGTGCAGTATCTGCTAATCAAGAGCTAATTCCACTTTCAATTCCTAGCATAAGTGAATCAATCTCCTCTGCAAAATATCATCACCCAATCTCAGGATTCCCACTTAATGAGAAGCAAGCATCCTTTATTGACCTAATTCTGCAAGGCCGTTCCTGTGTGCTAATTGGTGCAGCAGGCACAGGCAAAACATTTACTGTACAAACTGCCTTGCATGCTCTTATTCAATCAGGGCTAGTACCTAAGTATGAAAATGATAACCACTCACATCTTGAGCTAGCGCAGCACGGAATCATTATTAATGCATTCACTCGTCGTGCAGTAGCTAATATCAGAAAGAATCTATCTACTGATATTGCTCCTAGCTGTCTTACTGTGCATGCTGCACTAGAATTTCAACCTGAATTCTATGAAACTCTTGATCCAGTATCAGGAGAAATGAAGAAATCTATGAAATTCATCCCCACACGTGATAAGTATCATCCACTTTCAGATACAATTCAATTCTGCATCATGGAAGAAAGCTCAATGCTTGGCACTGATCTATTTGCACAATTGAAAGAAGCTCTTGCCCCTAATTGCTCATTCATATTTCTAGGAGATATTCAGCAATTACCTCCTGTATTTGGGCCAGCAATTCTAGGATTTAAAATGATAGAATTGCCTGTAATTGAGCTTACAGAAGTCTATCGGCAAGCATTTGATTCTCCCATTATCTCTCTAGCTCATCGTATTCTCTCAGGCAAACCAATGCCACTCCCTGAACTGGCAGAATGGAATGAGAAATATAAAGGCAAAGGATTGCAATTCCATCCTCTCAAGAAACGACTGCATCCTGAGCATCTAATGCCACGCATAGCAGCATTCTTTAAGAAGGAATTAGATGAATCTAAACTGAATCCTGATACAGATGTAATCCTTATGCCATTCAATAAAGCATTAGGCACCATTGAATTAAATAAGGAAATCGCACAGCATCTCACAATTAAGAGAGGAGAAATGACTCATGAAATCATTGCAGGCTTTGTCAAGCATTATTTCGCAGTCGGAGATAAAGTGCTGCACAATAAAGAAGATGCAGTCATCACAGAGATCAAAAAGAATCCAAGATATATCGGAATTAATTACAAGCATGCTTCTCACAATCTGGACCGCTGGGGTTATGACACTTCTAGTGGCAGCAGCCTTGAAGGTGAAATTAGCGCAAATGATTTTGATTTCACTATTGCAGATGCTGATGCACTGCTGGCAGCACTAGAGAATGGAGAAGATAGACAAGAGCGCAAGAATGAATGCTCTCACATTCTCAAGCTGCAAATGCTAGACGGCTCAATTGTAACTCTCAACACAGCAGCAGAAGTAAATCAACTCTTACTAGCATATGCTCTCACTGTCCACAAGTCTCAGGGCTCTGAATGGCGAAAAGTATATTGTGTATTTCATCAATCGCACAATACAATGATTGCTCGGGAGCTTCTATATACAGCAGTAACTCGTGCAAGAGAAGATCTATATATTATCTGTGAGCCAGATACTTTTGTAAAGGGAATCATCTCTCAGAAAGTACCCGGCAACACATTAGCAGATAAAATAGAGCATTTTAAAGGCAAGCTAGCTAGAAAGGAAATGTGACATGTCAAATTTTGTATCAGCAATAATCCTTCTCTCTCTTCTTTCAGGCTGTGCTCATTTTGGAGAGACTTGTGCAGAATGGGAATACACAGGACAGACAACTTATATACCTACTTTAATTGGAGGTCAGCTTATAATGCTTCCTGATACTAATGATTTCCATTGCAAGCGCTGGATTAAAAAATCTGAGAGCTAATCCCCATATTAATTAACTCTCACCTACCCCCATTGACACAGAGAGCATTTTACTGTACTATACGCTCTCACGCTGACGAGAAGGCAGCGACTATCCCTTCTCATTCCTAATCCAATTGGAGAATCACAAATGAATTACAATCAAGTCGAAGCCTCTATCAATTTCCGTACTGTTAAAACTACGGATGCTGAAACTGGTGAAGTCGTTGAAACCAAACGCGAAAGCATTAAGCTGCAAGTTCCCGTTATTACTGATGAGCAAATCATTAGCATCATCGAAGCTGGCAGTGTAGAAGGTGCAGATGAAGTCGCTAAAAATAATCTGCAACTGATTCGTGATGCTATCTTTAATGTAGTCTATGAGCAAGCTATCTCTCTTGCTAAAGAGAATGCTAGCCTGTCCTCGGCTAATTTCCCTTATGAAGAATTGGCTTGGGATAAGATTGCTAATGCTCCTGAAGCTGAGCGCAAGAGTCGTGGCATTAGCAAAGAAGAGTGGGCTGACTTTGCAGAAGATTATCTGGCTGTTATGCCTGCAATCACTGGCAAAGATGAAGAGCGTATCAAGCGTGCTGTTGCAGTCTTTGTCTATAAGTTTGCTCCCATCAAGGCAGACAAGAAAGCAATTGCTGTTCTGCGCGATCAACTGGTTGTCTATGCAGAGAAGGCAGAAAACGCATCTAACTACTTCAAGGTAATTGAATTCCTCTTGAAGAAGGCTGACGCTCTGATTGCTGCTGATGTAGTTTCTGCAGACGACTTCTAATTAGTTTCAGTCTTTGACTAGCGATTAGTTTTTTAGTAGTCACCACTTCTCTTAACAGTCTAGTGGTGACTACAATAAAAGCTGAATGCATCTGAAAGGAATCCCTATGGCAAGAACACCTAGTGCCATGAGAATGTATATGCCTATCTGGAAAGCTCTTAAAGAGCATAAGACAGTCACGATCACTGCACCAGAAAAATATCATAAAAGAATAATTAAGGCAGTAATCAAAGAGAAGTGGCTAGACCGCTCATTTAAATCTCGTGAAGGCTGGCGCACAATGTGGCTACGCTATCACATTCACAAGAATGATATCACCTTCACTCTCTATTATCGCATGACTGATATCGTAGCTAAAGACTTATAGGAGACTCAAATGCTAGACCAGATTAAAATGAACATTGCAGAACTGGAGCAAGCATTACTTGCTGCTAATCCTGAGATGCCAACACTACTACAAAAAATTCATACTAAGTTGCGTGCTGATCCTGATATTGTAACTCTGCTGGACGAAGAAGAAATAGGAGTAATTGTAAATGGCCTTAAGTCAGTCACAAATACTACTATTGCAGAACCTAAAGCAGCAAAAGCAAAAGCAGCAAAGCCCCCAAGTGCAAGCAAGCGCCTCGCTAATCTCCTCGCAGGATCTGGAGTCTCAGCAGACGATTTCTGATCTGAGAACTAAATGCCTATTTCTATTTTGCACCAGATCAATTCGTTTCTGGGAATTCAAGCAATTTGCTGAATGGCTAGGCGGCTATCAGAATGTATTACCAGCAGACAGGATTCTGAATGAAAGACTAATGCAATATCTAGTCTCTGTCTTTGGCTGGAGTCATGCAGCGGCAAAATCTCATTTCATCTCATGCTATTCAGAGCGCCATCAATTAGCTGTCTTATATATGCTACAGCAAGGAGACTAAAATATTATGAAAATGGATACAAGACTTAAACAACTATCTTACTCTTCACTTCTTAATCTACATGCATGCCCTCGCAAATGGCAATTAGATAGACTACAAGCCCCTCGTGAAGAGTCAGAAGATATCTCTAGCACAATCACTTTTGCTTATGGCCATTCAGTAGGACAAGGTATTCAGTCTGTAATGGAAGGCAAGTCTGAATCACAAATCCTCATGGATATGTTTCTTATCTGGGAAGCAAATCTGCTAGCAGAAAATCCTAAGCAGAATAAAAGCTTCTGGGAATCAGTGATTGCAGTACAGAAATTCATGGCTATGAGAGAGCAAGGCTATCTCTCAGAGTGGGAGCTAGTCTATATTGATGGCAAGCCAGCCTGCGAATTATCTTTTCTAATCCATCTCCCAGATGGCTTTAAGCTGAGAGGCTTTGTGGATGCAGTCCTTAAAAATACTCTCACCGGAGAAATCATGGTGCTAGAGCTTAAGACTACATCCAGCTACTCAATAAATGCAGCCACTTATAAGAATTCAGCGCAAGCAATTGGCTATAGCATTGTCCTAGATAATCTATTCCCAGATATCTCTAGCTATGAGGTCTTATATCTCATATATAAATCTAAGTCTAGAGAATACGAGCAGCTTCCATTCACTAAGTCCTATTTCCAGCGTGCTCTTTGGATCAGAGAGCTCTTGCTAGACATAGAAGTAATTAAGATGTATGAAGAAGCTGGCATCTATCCTATGAGAGGAGAGTCTTGCTATCACTTCTTTAGGGAATGCGAATATATCTATACTTGCATGCTAAGCACAGATAAGTTAACAGATCCTCTGACTCAGGAGCAAGAAGAAAAGATTTTGCTAGGTCATGAAGACTATCAAATCCACATCACAATTCAAGACTTAATTGTTTCTCAACTAAGTAAAGGATATTAAGAAATGAAATACGAAATTGAGGTATCTGGCTGTGATGACAGCACTATTATTGTCAAAGAGCTCACAGAAGAGCAGGTTAAATTTCTAGAAGAAGTAGCTGAAGAAATTGCAGAGGCTTCTACATATAGATGTATGCCTCGCATATATATAACACCTGATTTACCTGAAGATCACTAGGAGAATATTAAGAAATGAAACTATCTGACGCATCACCAAGTAAGGCCAAGCGAGTCCTTATCTATGGCGAATCAATGACAGGCAAGACTACTCTTGTCGGCACATTAGCAGAGAAATATAAGCTTCTCTACTTCGATCTGGAAGCTGGCTATGAATCATTGCTTAAATTGCCTGAGAGCTCAAAAGAAAACATTGAGCTCATTCAGATTCCAGATAGCAAAATCTATCCGATTGCAATCGAAACTCTGCTGAAAGTTTTCACAGGCAAAGAAGTCTTTATCTGTGAAGAGCACGGTAAGGTGTCTTGTCCAGTTTGCTTCAAAGCAAGTGCCCCTACCAGCAGAGTCTGCCTCTCAGAGCTCAGCACAGATACAGTAGTAGTAATTGACTCTCTCACGCAGCTATCTGCTAGCACAATCAATTTCCTCATGAAAGATAAAGAGGATACAGCAAAGCCAGAGTGGGAAATCTATCGCGCACAAGGAGCATTGCTAGAAAAGATTCTATCCAGCATGCAACAATCTCGTCATCACATTGTATGCATCTCTCACGTAGTAGAAAGTCAGCAAGAAGATGGCAAGACTAAGCTATTTCCTGTTTGTGGTACTAGCAATTTCTCTCGCAATTGTCCGCGCTTTTTTGATGACGTAGTTTATCTTGAGCTAAAGAATAAAAAGCATGTGGCAACATGCAGTACCACTTATGCAAACAATATTACAGCAGGTAGCCGGCTAGGTCACAGTATTGGAGAGGATATGAATTTGCTGTCTCTATTCTCTGATAGTCCAGATGTTGGAAGCGGAGCTAGTAAGCGGTCGGAGCCAGCGCCTGGACAAAAAGCAGTAAGCGCATTGTCTAATCTAATTAAGAAATCTCAAGGGAATGCCAGTAGCTGATTAGACTACTATAAAAACTAATCAATCTAATGTTTCAAATCTTTTAACTTTATGAAAAAGGAAATACAAATGTCTGACAATTTTGACGCTCTGCTGGATGCAAATCTTGATGACTTGGCCGATCTGCCTGAGTTCGCTAATTTCCCGGCTGGTGTGCATCGCTGCACTGTTAGCATGGAAAAGAAAACTATCAATGACAAGTTCGCTATTGAAGTAAAGCTGACCGGTATTGAGACTGTGGAGCTTAGCTTCCCGGATACTGATAAGCCAATTACCGCTGGTCAAGTATCTAATGCGGCTTACTTTATGGATAATGAGTTTGGTCAGGGGGCTTTCAAGAAACTAGTTGCTCCTCTTGCAGCTGCTCTCGGAGCTAGCTCTTTGCGTGAGATCATTGATGCTTGTGCAGGTACAGAAGTTGAAGCTGTCACTGCTTATCGTCAAGGTAAAGCAAAGCCGGGAGAAACTGAGCGCCCAGTTTATTTTGAAATCAAGAAGCTGATCGTAGTCTGATTTAGATTTCTTACAAGAGTCATTAGGCAGTCAGTTAATTTATTTTAATTGCACTGTCTAGTGACTCTCAGTAAGTGATTTAGGTGAAGTTAAGTGAAGTTAATTTACTTTAGTTTAGTTAAGGAGCCCAGAAATGGATGATGACGTATCAGCAATGTGGAAAGACCACAGAGAAGCGAGCAAAGCCAAGCGTGCAATAGCTAAGATCAAGGCCAAGCCGAACCTATGCCGCTTGTGCGGGCATGAAATCTATTCGCACGATAGGCAATACGGCTGCTCGGAGGATGGATGCGATTGTTGTGGTACCGAACGGCGAAACCATATTCAGTGAGCGCGCCAGCAAGAATCGCGACATCCCCGATAACCTGCACCGAAAAACAGATCGGCGCAGCGGAACGACTGGCGGTGCTGAGAGTGGCGGCTACAGAGAAAGCATGAAAAAATGAAATTCAATTATCAACTCCTAACTCCCTGCGAACAGCGGATAGTAAAAGTTCTTGCCGCTCATACCGATGAGTGGCTTTCTGCAAAGCAGTTGGCTGAGCTAGCATCTGTCTCTTTGCCGACGGCTAGAAAGAAATCACTGTGGTATAAATTAGAGTCTTACGGACTTGTACGCAGACAATACTTTTTAGCGCAGCCTAACATATGCTATAGCTATTATGGCTATAAGCTATATACAGATATTGTATTGATCAACTCTCAAGGAGCAGTCTATGAAATTCCGAATCTCAGTAAGCAAAGAAAATCTTGAGTGGATTGTTTCTCAGCCAGAGTGTCCAGAGGATTTATTTAAGATTGTCAATCTAGCTCTCTTTAAGGTAGGCTCAGGGCTTCTCAAGCCCGCGTTTGAAATCAAGCAATCCTCTGAGCAACAGACAGCAGAGCAGCAAGAACAAGCATATCGCTATGTGAATGATCTAATGACTGAAGAAGAGGCAGCGGCCTATGAAGCTGCTAATGATATATGAAAAAACTTCTCTTAATCCATACCTTTCAAGACAAGCCGTACCTTCCTCGCTTTAAAGAGTGCTTGGGAGCTACGGCTTGTTTGCTTTTTGGCGAAACAATTAGCAGTCGCACAGAAATCATCCGACTAGCAGAGCGCGCACAGACGCCACAAATCCTATGCTCTTCGCCAGCAGTCCTCCAATTACTTCTTAATTCAGATGGAATCAAGAGGCCCTCACTAGATAATTATGCTGGCTCTCTATTTACTCTTCACAGCGATAAGCTAGGTCTTATTGAGATTGTATTCATAAATCCTCTAGATCAACTTGTATCAGTCTCTTACGGTAAATTTATTCTCAGGCGCTACATGAGTAAATTCATTAGCCCAGAGAATTGGCTAGTAGCTCCTGAATTTATTTGGGAAGAATGTGATGAGACTAATTTCCAGCGCATCCTCTCCTCCTATTCTTCTGCCTCTCTCATAGCACTAGACATTGAGACAGGTAAAGAGCCTCAAATCCACATTACAGAAGTCGGATATACAGCAGTATGGATCTCAGGAGATTCCATTAAGACTCATAGCTGTGTAATCCAGCTAGATAGCCTAGCTAAGCTAGCTATGATCCGACAACTCAATCAGCTTCCTGCTGCAAAGGTGATGCAAAATGGAAAGTATGATTTATCGTATCTCTCTAGATATAACGCAGTCCCGCACAATTATCTCTGGGACACTGCTACACTCATGCATTGCTGGTACTCCGAACTTCCAAAAGATCTTGGATTTCTTGGGGCATTCTTCTCCCGGAATGCAATGTACTGGAAGGATCTCAGCAAGTCAGGTAACAGAAGAGATCAACTTCTGTATAACTGTAAAGACACTTACACAACAGCAATCGCTTTTCTCCAAATGCTGGCAGAAATTCCAAGCTATGCTAAAAACAATTATCTCCTAGAATTTCCTCTGCTATTTCCTTGCCACATGGCAGAGATGACAGGCATAGCAAGAGACATGGATGAGTTAAGTATCTCATATGCAGAGCAGAAACAGATCATTGCCTCTGAACAAGAGAAATTAGAGAGGATGATCGCCTCTCCCATCAATGTCTCATCTCCTGTGCAAGTAAAGAAACTACTTGTAATTCTAGGGTGCAAAGATATTGATAGTAGTAATGAAAAGGATCTGCTTAAAGCAGCTTATCGCCATCCGATCAATGCAAGAATCATTACTTGCCTGCTTAACATTCGTAAGGCTAGGAAATTAGTATCCACATATCTTACTCCGGGAAAGGAATTTACTCGCCATGGAAAACAGCGAATATTGTATTCACTCAATCCGCATGGAACGGATACGGGAAGGCTGGCTTCTAAAGAGCACCATTTCTGGTGCGGGCTCCAAGTACAGAATATCCCTAGAGGAAGTGCTGTTAAGCGCACCCTTATTGCAGATAGCGGATTCAGAATTGCTGAATGTGATCTTGAGCAAGCTGAATCAAGAGACACAGCTAATGTCGCTGGAGATTCAGCGCTCATTGACGCAGTCTCAGGCGAAAGAGATTTCCACTCAGTCAATGCGTCAGCATTTTTTGGAGTGCCTTACGAGGCTATCTACGCTAATGATAAAACAATAGACAAGCCACTGAGAGACTTAGCCAAGAAAGTAAATCACGGAGCTAATTATCTCATGGGCGCCGGAGTTCTCATTGATACAATGGGACTAGAGAAAGTATTCGAGGCAAAGAGTCTTCTCAAACTCCCTAGACTCTGGCTTCCAAAACAGGTGGCAGAATACCTGCTCGCTCAATTTCATAAGACTTATCCATCTCTTAGCAAAGTATTCTATCCAGGAGTTACATCAGAAGTAATCAAGACAAGACTTCTGCAGAGTACAGCAGTGCATAACTCTAAGTATCAAGCAACTACTAAGGGTTGGGCACGCTATTGCTTTGGGCATCCAGATAAGAATAAGAGAGATCTTAATGGATACGTAGCGCACGTCCCGCAAAATCTAAATGCAATGACTCTCAATAAAGCATTCATGCAAGTGTTCTATGATCTAGCTTTCAAACCTGAATTCAAACTTCTCTGTCAAATCCACGACTCCATTCTATTTCAATTCAAAGAAGGCCACGAATATCTAATGCAAGAAGTAAAAGATAGAATGGAGATATCAGTTACCATCACTGGTTATGATGGCAAGACAAGAACTTTCACTGTTCCAGCAGCAGTAAAGGCAGGAAAGGATAGACATGGAGCACATCGCTGGAGTGAGACAGAATAGAGAACCTAATTTTATAGACTCTTATCTGCATTACATTGGCCACTCTGAATCTCCTACTACATTCCAGCGCTGGAGTATCTTAGCTACTCTTGGTGCCTGGTTAGGTAAGAGATTCTATTTCAAGCATGGGCACTCGCAAATCAATAGCAATATGTATGTGATGCTTATGGGCGCAGCAGGAACTAGAAAGAGTACAGCAATTAAAGTAGCCAGTAAGCTAATAAAGAAAGCTGGCTACAGTACTTTCTCTAGCTCTAAATGCAGTAAGGAGCAATTCCTGGTTGATCTTGCGGCCACTGGCCAGAAAGACTCAGAAGATTATGATAGTATATTGGATAAGAATCTATGGGGAAATGATGCAGCTGAGGAGAGTTCTCTAGGAGACTGCGAAATATTTGTTAATCCTGATGAATTCAATGATTTTGTCGGTCTCAATAACATTGAGTTTCTTTCCCTACTAGGCTCACTTTGGGATTGGTCTGGCTCTTATACTCACAGTAAGCTCACTAGCAAATCTGTATTCGTTAAAGACCCCTGCGTCAGTATACTTGCTGGCAATACTAGTACCGGCTTTAGTCTTGCTTTTCCTAAAGAGTCTATAGGCCAAGGTATTTTCTCAAGACTAATACTTGTTCATGGGGAATCTAATGGAAATAAGATTGCCTTTCCTAAGCCGCCTAAAGAAGAGGCCACCGCCGCACTGATACAATGCTTGCTGCAGATTCGAGCGATAGCACAAGGAGAAGCAGAGCTTGAGCCAGATGCTAAGGAGATGCTGGAATTAATCTATACAACTTGGAAACCTATTGATGATACTAGATTCGATTCTTACAGCAATCGCCGTTTTACTCACCTGCTTAAGCTATGCCTTATTCATGCCGCCAGCAGAAAATCGAAAACAATTAGCATACATGATGTTGTGCTTGCTAATACTGTGTTATCACATGCTGAACACTCCATGGCAAAAGCTCTTGGAGAATTTGGCGCCAGCCAGAAGTCTGATGTAACTAATAAGATAATGGTATTGCTTACTAATACCAGAGTCCCCCTTACATTCAAAGATATCTGGAAGCATATTATCAATGATGTAAATACAGCAACAGACTTGAGAGGCATACTAGAGAATCTTATTTTCGCAGATAAGATATTCAAAGTCACTGGCTCTCAGGGGTATCTAGCAAAAAGAGTACTTATAGCCGAGAGATCTCAGGATAAGACTGTAGATTTCTCTTTATTAACTGAAGCAGAAAGAGAGTATTTAGCATGACAATTCTTAATGGGCACCAGATTCTTTCTTGTGTTAATGAGTTTAATATGATTACTGGCTGGACAGCTAATGCATTTAATGCAGCCAGTATGGACATTCATCTAGGCAATAAGATTCTAAAAGAGATTCACCCGCCTGAATTGCGCCAAGGAAAGCGTAAAATTATATCATTAGCTAAAAGATATAAGCTATGCATGCAGGAGATTGACATTGCATATGGCTCTTATATATTGCGTCCAGGAGAGTTCATTCTTGCTCAGTCTCAAGAAGTTTTCAATTTGCCTGCTCATATCTCAGCAGAATATAAGTTGAAATCTTCTATGGCTCGCATTGGTCTAGAGCATCTCAATGCTGGCTGGTGTGATGCTGGCTGGAATGGCTCAGTACTCACTCTTGAGTTGCGTAATATGACCACATATCATGATATTGAAATCTGTCACGGCGATGCAATCGGCCAGATGATTTTCTACAGGCATGATGAAGTCCCTCCTGAATTGTCTTATGCAACAAAAGGAAATTACAATGGCCACAAAGAAGTAAATCAAGCAAGCTTTCAGCAAGCCAATCTAGTCTCTCCCGGAGAAGAATAAAATGAATATCATGATAGACGTAGAGACAACCGGCGTAGAAGCAGGCTGCTGTATTCTCACTCTTGCAGCAGTACCATTTCTGGTGCATAGTCCAATAGAATCTTTCTATGATCGAGCCTCTCACCAATCATCTTTGCAAGCAGGCTTCACTGATAATCCAGACACTATTGCTTGGTGGGATAAGCAGAAATCTGAGATTCAAGATGAGGCTTTTGGTGGCACTCTCTCAATTCACCGAATGCTAGAGAGCTTCTGCTCTTATATGGCAACTCTTGGAGATCCTAAAGACTTGCATGTATGGGGGAATGGAAAAGATTTCGATCAAGTAATTCTAGCTCATGCTCTTAAGAAATTACATTTCAAGCAGCCGTGGTCATTTAGGAATAACTGGTGCTATAGAGATCTAATTAAAATGTGGCCAATCATTCCTAAGCCAGAGAATATGTCTGCCCACTCAGCATTATCAGATGCCAAGTGTCAGGCTCTTCATGCAGAACTTACTATTGAGGCGGTGCGCAATGGTTATCCAGCAATTTTTCCCTCCTGAGCTCTTAGAATTGCAAGCCGAGTTAGTGCATCATGAGGATGTGATGGCCGCGCTCTCAGTCACAGAAGATAAATCTCTGGGAGGAATCTTAGCTAGCTTATGCACAATATTTGATATTGTAATTGATGGCACATTTGATGAGAAGCAGATCAAAGAACTGGCCACAATACTTACCAAAGAGCTGTATCAACGCCGTACTCTTATTGTGACTCTGCACTAAGTAAAATTTAGATAAAGAAAAACCCAAGGGCCTCAGAGAATATCCTGAAGCTACTTGGGTTTTATTTTGCCCATCGAATTGGTAAGCTCTTAATAGTTAATCACTTCTTCTTACCCCCGCCCTTTTTCTTACAGCCCACAGCGATCACCTCCTCTCCTAAGATATCTGCGTAAGAAATTTCTCAGCCTTAATCTCCAAGGGATATAAGTTTCAAAGTTTATTTCCTCATTCATAAGCCTCTCATAGCTGCTTGAAAAGAGTATTGCCTAATAAGATTAGGCCACTAGCAGGCAATTGAACTCCTATAAGTATATTGCCTGTACTCATATCTAGGAATCTCATGGTGCTTGGTGCAGCAGCCCCACTCCATACTAGACTAGCATTATTTCCGTTGATCGCATAGCTGCCAGCAGCTCCACTCAGTTTCCTACCTAACCCTAAGCTAGCAGCAATACCAGTATAGCTGTAAGTACCTGCTGATCCTGCTAGACTATGTCCTACTGATAGACTAGCTACTCTGCCTGTAATTGCATAAGAGCCTACAGCACCAGACAATTTAACAGTTAATTGAAGAGTAGCCGCTCGTCCAGTTACTGTATAAGACCCAGCTGCACCGCTAAGAGTATAAGCAACGCTGCCAGATCCAGGAGTGTAAGTTAAGGTAGCAGCAATACCAGATATTGAGTAGCTGCCAAAAGTACCTGATAGTTTCTTTGTTAGTCCTAGGGTAGCAGCCTTACCAATTAATGCATATGATCCTACTGCACCAGATAACGTATATGCTACACTACTAGCTCCAGGAGTATAGGTAAGAGTAGCTGCAATACCTGTTATAGGATAGGAACCTACAGCACCAACTAGCTTTTTATTTAGACCTAAAGCGGCAGCCCTACCTATAATTGCATAAGATCCTGCACCACCGCTTAGTGTATATGCTACAGAGCCGGAAGTAGCAGGAAAGAAAAAGTCAGCTATTGGAGCAGGTCTAAGGAAAGGTGCCCCAAGTAATCTGCCTTGCTGCCACTTACTAAACCAAGCACTCTTAAATGGATACCTTCCTTGGCCACTCATGACTTACCCCTGAGTATAAACTAGCTGACCATTTACTGCTGGTGCAGTTGAGCCGGCGGGTAGATAAATAAGAAAGGGTACTGTATTATCCAGCAGCTGAGGAAAGGCAGAAGACACAGCATCAATAGCAGCGGTATTAACTGCACTAGGTAACTCAAGAGCAGCTAAGATTCTATAAGCAACCAAACTAGCTGCTCCAGATGTCCATGTTGCAGAGAAAGTAAAATCTTGAATACTCTGTACTCCAGTATCCCCAGCCGCTAATGTCATAGGAAAGAATGACCCCACAGCAACGCTAGCAACAGTGGGCAACAAATTTGCAGCAACCTTACCACCTGTTCCAGCACTATTAGTGTAAGTCATACTAAGCAAAGGAGTGCCTGCACCTGTTGCTGTAGTAATCTCCAATCCAATTAATACATCCTCACCACTTACTGCTGCATTGCTATCTCTAGCCGGAAAAGCCACTGAGTTAATTGTCTGCGCGGTAATAGTGGTGAGAGACAGTCCTGAATTATGCCACAAGCGATCACATAGCAGCAAAGTGCCTGCGTTATTAGCAGCTGCCTGCAGCCTAGCCAGATAAGTATTCCCTGAAGCTGGATTAGTAAAAGCAAACTGCCCTGCATAACTAGTCAGTGCAGCACCAGCTAGTCCCGGAGTAGGTGCAGCCGCTGCAGCAGGATAGCCAATAGCATAAAATAAAGAAAATGCTCTACCTGAAGCTCCACCCCCTCCCATAGACTTATGGAAAAATACTGGAGGAAGGCTTCCACTACTTACTCCTGCAAGTGTAGTAATAGCCATGATTATCCGTCCGAGTAAGCAACTTCAGCAAAGATATTACTGGTAGTAGTGGTGCTTGGAATAAAGAGCAGAAAAGGCACAGTGTTAGCGAATAGCTCAGGGAAGCCACTGGTAAGTGCATCTACAGCATTTCCTGTATTTGCATTAGAGATTTCAAGAGCAGCAAGAATACGATAAGCTACTAGATGCACAGTACCGCTAGTCCATGTGGCAGACTGAGTATAGGTCTGAATACTCTGCACACCTACATCACCTGCAGCAAGACTAAATGGATAGAATGTTCCAATAGCACTACTAGCGACTGTAGCCACTGCATTAGTAGCAGTCTTACCAGAAGTACCCGCACTGTTAGTATAACTAAGTGTTAGCGTAGGGGTGCCTGCCCCAGTTGCCGCAGATACCTCTAGACCTATAAGAATATCTTCCCCACTGGTAGCAGCATTACTATCACGAGCAGGCCATGCAGCACTATTAATTGTCTGTGCAGTAGCACTGGTAATAGTGATATCGCTATTATGCCACAGCCTATCACACAGTAATAGAGTACCAGGAATAGTAGCCTGCCCCATAAAGCGAGACAGATATCTCTTACCGGATGCAATAGTAGGGAAGGGAATCTGACCTAGATAACTGGTAAGTGCTGCTCCAGCAATACCTGGACTAGGAGCTACAGCTTTTCCTGGAATACCATTTGTATAAAAAGGAGAGTATGGGCGACCTGTTACAAGAGCACCGCTAAGACTTTTCCAATAAGGCTTAGGAGGAATAGCTCCAGCAAGGATGCCATCAATAGTTGTAATAGCCATTACACTTTCTCCAAATAAATCGGAGCGAAATCAACTCCAGCAATATTAACTGCTTCTCCAGATACTCCAATTACTTCGTAGCTATCTGGATAGATTGAATCAAAAGGACTAAGTACTCGGACAATATCTCCTACAGAGAATCCATCAAGAGACTGAGGAGGAATCACAGCAGGCTGTCCTAAGATATCTGAGGCTGTCCTGCCTACATCTAGCAGACCTGCTTGCTCAAGACCCAAGAGGCCTGAGATGACTTCGGTATTATCTGTATCAATGCAAGTGCCATCTGCATCAGGAGTAGCTGCATTAAATTTAGCTAGCCATACCTCCACAGGAACTGATACTTTAGCAGCAGAAAATATGCGCCCTAATTCAGTATCAGTAAATCTATTCATAAATTGCAGTCTAGAATAGCGCATCTCAATTACCTCTTTTAGATATTGATTACACCATTTACTGCATCAGGAGTAAATGTGAATGTATCTGCATTAGTACCATTCATCACCACATTAGATCCATAATCCCAGTAACCGGCCACTTGGTTAGTAGTCTTATTGACGAGAGCTACATAACGGAAAGTAAAACCCCCGCCAGAAGCAGTCCAGACAGCAGGAGCCGCAAGTACTAGTTTATATACACCAGCAGACTCAGCACTTGATGTAGTGGAGACATTGGCGCCACCAGCTGTATAGCCACCAGAGGTAGCTAAGTCAGTAGTACCAGCAGTGAATGCAAGACTAGGAGCAGTAAGACATAGAGCAAATGCCCACTGATCTGAGCCAGCATTTATGCCTTCAGCAAGAGCTTCACGGGAGCCTGCAACAATATTATAAGCAGCCATAATTTATTTCTCCAATTAGAAAATAGGGGGCAAGTCAGGCATTTCGAGTTGATTACTGTAAGTTACAGGAGCGGCCACTTCTGCCTCAGTCTCCCCTGCATCATCACACTCGTCCTTAGTCATCTCCATCTCAAGCAGCATATCTAACTTAGCTTCTAGACGACCTTGATTTTTTAGTACTTCATACAAAACCGGATCTTGCATATTAATTCTCCTAAATATATGTGAGAGAGGCACGATCATTCCAAACTGAATTCCATGAAGTATTGCCTCCAGCAAATTCAATCTTAGTTTTAGGGCCGACTATTGTGATTCGGGTGATCCGCCAAACTGCGCTAGCCTCACCAGCGCCCGGTGCAGATTCCCCCACATAGATAAGTCCTGCAGATACTTCATCTACAACAAGGGCTCTATTCATTACTCATATCCTCCAGGCGATAGCCTCCCATAATAACCTGCATATTCTGAGCTACAGGATTCTTAAGATCATTAGCCAATTGATTAGCTGTAGATACATTAGCAGTTTTCATTTGGCGCATCATGAATTTAGTGAACTGCTCCTGCTTTCCCCCTCGCGCTACATACTCACGCATGAAATTATTAAGAGATTCTTGATCCAGAGAGCCTGTCTGCACTTTACTCTTAATACTAGCGCCCAGATCATTGATCTCTTTATTCTTAGCTGCGCTATATGCCCTAATGCGGAATACTGCATCATTAGCAATAGCTTCATCCAAGGGACGGCCACCAGTCATGCGAGCAAAAGTAGTCAGACTAAATAGATCATTAGCTCCAATAATACTTCCTTGGCTAGTGGTACTGTAAGATTTCATTTGCGGATTGCCAGCAGCTTCTGCTACCTGAGCAAGTCCAGCGAGAGGTCTAGAGATACCAGCATGCTCGATGCCTTGCAAGAAACTACTATACACATCCGCTCCTGCATTCATCCTACTAGCAGTTTGCTTAATAGAACCGAATAGCTTAGAGACTGCACCTACAATTGGTACATCAGCAGGATTAGTAGGAATCACAGTTACTTGTCTTGGATTGATATCTCCTCGTGAATACAGATTCACTTTAAGATCAGGATGCAAAAGCATCTGGCTAGCAGATCCATATAGCAGCCAATCTCCAGCTTGCTTACCAGCTACTCCATAAGTGCTAGAGATAATATCCTTGTGCTCTGTATTGCCAGAAGCATTACCCACAATATGAGTATTGATAGCATTGAATGCAGGCAAGCCATTCATACCATAAATAGTACCTTGCATACCCATAAGCAAAGCGGCAGACTTATTATTGCCCTCTCCTACGTAGCGGAATAATTGCTGCATGAGATTGAATTGATAAGTCTGGAATAGCCCTATTGCTTGACCTAGTGGGCCTTGAAATAGCATTGGCCGCTGATTTGCAATATAGTTACCATTTGTCCGATTCACGAAAGTATTAATGTAAGAGAGCTGATCATCAGCAGTAATTACTCCGTACTTAATACCTACATCAGAGATGCGCTTTGCTGTATAGGCAGATACAAAGCGGTTCATATCTTCCACGCCCTGATTTAGCTTAGTGACAGGCTTAGCCAGTAGCTTAACGGCATCAGTCATCTGCCCCATGCGCTTAGCTAGCTCTCCGGGAGTCTCAATTCCCTTAAGCGTAGCTGCATTCATGATAGTGCGCTCTTGCTCAAGAAGGCTGGGCAGCCAGCCATGCTGACGGAAAAAGACTTCTAGCTCTTTCATATCCTCACTGCCAGCTAGCAATTTAGCATAGCCACTATAAGCCTCAGTAGCCAGCTTAGTAGGAGACATAATAGAGCCAAGCTCTTTGCCAGGGATATCCAGTTTGGAAATCTTAGCCAGCTCACCAGCTGCTTCTGTATTGCCCTTAGAAATGTTTCTAATCAGATCACGAGTCTCAGTGCCATATAGAATAGTGTGGCCTACTCCATTGTTCATAGCATTCAGCGGATCGCTGCGCAGCATAAGGAAGCTAAGGGCGCTATTTGCTTTACGAATAAATTCCTCCAGCACAGGTCGCGGCGCAGTATGATTAGCTAGCAGCATGGTGGCAGGATCAGTAAAATTAGCTGAGATGCCAGCCTCTTTTAGCATTCCCTGCACGCGATCAAGCTCAGCTGCTGCAGGCTCAGTAGCCACAGCATCTTGCAATTTAGCATACAAACTAGACACGCCTTTTTCCAGAAGCCTATTAAGCGGAGTCCAGATAGGATACTCATCCTTACGAGACACGTCAAGCATAGTCTTGACATAATCACGATAAGGATTAGCAGTCTGATCGCCTGCATACTTGCCTGCATAACCCTTAATACTTCCAGCTAGATTATCATGAGCAGCAGCTAGCTGATTAAGGGTATCAATCTCAGGGCTATACTTAAGCTTCACCCACTCGCGATAGTCTGCAATATCAGCTTTCTTGCGCCAAGAAATCATATCCATAAGGATCTTCTTAGCATCAGTCTCAGGAAAATAAGGAGCAGATGCGCCAGTGCGAGCAAGAGCTGAATCAATATAATTCTCATTGATCCCGAGGCCGTACTCATAGTCTTGCATAGCCTTATGGAAATCTTCAGACTGATTCTTAAAAATTACCTTAAGACCAGACTGTTGATTTACTTTGCTTGCCAGCAACTCGAGCTTCTGCTGGTCGGCGGCGTGAATCATCCTGACATGGCCAGTGCCTGTCACAGTAGGATCAATTACCATAGCAAAGAAAGGGTAATCTTTAGGATCAGGCGGAGGTATATAGAAAGTACCTCGCATATCCTGACCAGCAGTACCTAGAGAATAAGCATTGCGAGCCATGCTAGACTCAAGCTTGGTATCATTGTGAGCAATCCAATCTTGCAAGAATTGCTTAGCAGAATCAGACTTAATCACAAGCTCTTGAGGACTGTTAAGATCTAGCAATTCAGGCAAGGAGCCATCAGCCTTATCAATAGCAGCCTGCACTTTACGCATGCGCAGTACGCCATCATCTGCATTATAGATAAAGCGCTCAGGACTGCCTCGCATTAGATTCACAGCCTTGATGATATCATCTTGTGCTACTTGATCATTAAGGATCTGATAAGCTTGTGGGAAGAATTTCTCCTCTACAGCGGCGGCCCGCAAAGCTTTCTCTTTATTAGATACAGCACCAATCTGCTGAGAGACTGCCCCCATAGTGCCATAGTTTTCATTCATGATACCCGTAAAGCCGCCTCCTGGCCCCATACGTGAGGAAGCCAAGATAACATTATCACCGATAGCAGCAGGAAGCATATCATTAGCAGCACCCAAATACTGAGCAGCAGAGATATTAATTGCTTGACGCAATTCTTTCTGCTGTGCCTTAGCATGAGTGATAGCATCCATCACAAAGCCGTTCTCATCCATCTTATCTTGTACATTATATACCAGCTTAAGATAGCGAGGAGTAGTGTAGGATTTATCAGCTACTAGCTTGCTGTAATCAGTAGCAATCCAGTCAGCAAGCTGATTATTCTTTTGAGCTTCATTCTCCAGCAATTTAGTACTGACATTGATGCGCTTAGCTACTTCCTCAGTAGTCATTTCAGGGAAAGATTCAGCCAACAGATAAGCCTGTTTAGTCTTTACTGACTTGAGGTAATCCAGCATATCAGACTGAGCAATCTCAGTACCATTAGTCAGCTTGAAGCCAGGAGCGCCCTCTGCATACAGACGCTCAAGCAGAGGCAAATCATTTGCAGAGACAGTCTCAGGCAACTTATCCAGCTTATGAGCCCAGATATTCCTTGCCTCTACTTCCAAATGATCTCCAGCAACTACTGGACTCCAAGTGTTATTAGGCTTAAATTTATATTTACTGATAGCTTGATCTACTGCTTTAGCATTAGGCACAGTATCTGCCAGACTAAGAACAACAGGCGCATCATGAGAAACTTGCAGAGCATTCTCTCCCCGCAAGGATACATAACTGATTGTCTTATTGGCTTCAAGCTCAGGCTGCTTCTTAACTAGCTTCTCAAAAGGAGTAAGCCGGGTAATACCTGCCCGTTGGATATTAGCGAGGTCTTGGACATTGCCAACAGCTACTTCATAAGGAGCTTGCACAATACTATCAGTAAATAGATTAGCAATTTCCTCATCGCCAGTGATGCGATGCACTTCTGAGCGAATATTGTTAGTGAGCACTGCCTGACGATCAACTAACTTACGGGCAAATGCATTAGTAATAGCCTCACTCTCACCCACCGGAGGAGCAGGAGGATGATTAATGTCATGCAAAGCAATCACAAGCTTATTACTAGAAGAGAGGGTTTCTTCAGTAGCAGTGAATAGAGAGCCAGGATTAATCAAACGATCAGCTGCTTTGATACCAGATTTAACTGCACCATACGTGCGAGCAGCCGCAAGCGAGCCATTAATGCCAGCGCCTACTGCACCGCCCCACACAGAATTCCAGAAAATATCTGAGGCATCTTGCTTTTCAAATAGCGGGCTCTTAGACATTGCAATCTGGGAGGCTCCCATAAATGCAGCACTCTCAAGAGCAGATTGCGCATAACCAGCAGCCACAGATTTAATTACATTTGCATTAAGCAAAGAGAATGATTGAGAGACTGCAGCCATCTCTTTGCCAGCAGCAAATCCTAGCTTATTAGCATAAGTAGGCAGCAAGCCAATGTGAGCAGCCATATTGAATCCAGTCTTGCCAGCGCTAGCAGCAGCTAGAGCCTTCTGACCATAATTCAATACCTTGACACCCACCATGCCTGGAATAAAAGACGCGGCAATATCTCCCACAAGATCAATTGATCCATGGTTTGCTTGATAATAGTCTGCCAAATTGTTGTCAAACTTACTAATTACGTCATAGGTATCAAGGGTCTCTACAGAGCCGCCCACCCAATTTATAGCCTCTGGCACAATATTGTATACTGAAGTGACAGCGCGAACTACTGCACTCACAGCAAAGCGACCAATGTCAGAGACTGATTCAATAGCAGAAGCACCACTAGCCACCTGATGATTATTAGCACCAATCAGATAGCTAGGAATACCAAAGCCTACCTCTTGCTGAGTGTCAGGCTCTTGCTGAGAAGCGTTGGAAAAGAAATCATCTATTGACATAATTAATTACCTTCTCCCACATACTGATTAATAAAGGCGGCTGATCTAGGATCAAGTCCCTTCTGGTTGAAGCGATAAGCTGAATCATAGACCAGGCGAGCCTGAGCAGCAGTATGATAAGAAAGAACTGATTCAGGTCGCGCAAAATCAATCTTATCTTTATTCACTGAGCTAGTGCTAAATACACTAGGCACTTCTGCCACATAACTGGGGCGATACGGAAATCCAAACTTGCCTAGGCCTCGGCTAGCATAAGTCTCCGCAGTAGCTGACTTATAAAAATCAGAAATACCAATTACCAATTGCTTATCATTAATGAGGCCACGCTCGCGAGCAGCTACAGCTAGCTTATAGATTTGCTCAGGGCTTGAGCTAGTTATGCCTGCATCTACAGCCGGCTTAATCACCGCATCATACAGGACATTAGTCTTAACTGAATTAATCTCAGCAAGGCTAGGTAAATCAGCAGCCTTGTAGATGCTAGTAGGCGAATCTGCATTTAAAGCAGCCTTGTATTCAAGACCAAGTTTCTCATTACGCTTGCCTGTCTTAGGATTCCTAGGGCCAAACAGCATATCATCAATGATACCGGCCATCTCTGCCTTGCCTTGAGGAGTAGCAGCACTAGCAGCATTTCCGCCTTTGCTCTTATATACTTCGAAAGCATCCCGAGTAACATTAGATAACATTTCTCTTGCCTGCTTATTCTCAGGGCCTTGCAATCCTTGCACTTGCAGTGTATTGATAATTGCCTGTCCAGGAGTAGTACCTACTGCTATGCTACCAGTAGCAAGAGTAGCCATACCTTGGTCAAATAACCCCTCAAAAGTGGCTCGCTGATTGGGGCTCTTCTGCATCATCTTAATGGTAGCCATAGTCAATTGAGGCTTCTGGAAAGCAAGTGCACCTGTATTCACAATGCGCATTACCTGCTCATCCTCAAGCTTATCTTCCTTGATCTTAGCCATCTGAGCCCTGTGCATTTCCGATGCGCGAGCATTAGCAGCATCTGCTGATTGAGCGGAGTGCAATTGCATAAGCATAGATACCTTCTTGGCATCAGCTTCGCCAAGAATCTTATAAGCATCCGAATCATAGCCTAGAGCAGCAATTTTCTGATCATTCAGGAGCTTATCAATCTGAGCTTTCTGAACTGCTGCTTCTTGAGCAATAGTCTCTTTGCTCATAGTCTGCTTAGTAATTTGTGCGGCCTGAGCAGATGCAGTAGTCAATGCTTGCATAGTCTGAATAGTCTGCGCACTCTGATCTGCAATAGCTTGGGTAGCCTTGTTGGCATTGATCTCATCAGGCAACAATACCTGATTGACAAGAAAGTCAAGAGGATTATCAAAGAATCCCACTTGCTGACGAGCAGCAATAGCTTTCTGCTGCTCATGAGCTTTAATAGTATGCTCTCTAAAATCCTGCACCATGATAGCCATCACGGATTGAGGATCATTAATATCATTGCCAAGCTCTTTAGCGATTCTGATGGCGCGCTGTTGAGCCTCAAGCTCACCCTCACGCTTCTTATTAGCTACATCCAGAGCGTCCTGAACAACAGCTTGACCAGCAGCAATATTATCATTGCTGAGGGTTTTCTGTTTATTCAGGATCTCCGTCTGGGCCTGAGTATTTGCTCCCAGAGCAGCAATGAATTCATTCACTTGACTTTCTATGGAAGGCATAGACCAGTACTCCAGTTAAATATAATTTTTGAATGCGCCGCTGTTATCCTTTACAGCAGCAAATAGCGAATCATGATAGGCAGTTAGCGCATCATCTAGTGTAGCGTAATTCCCAGAGGCTGTGACATTATCCAGATAAGAGGTATCCGTTGAGAAAGCTTTCCCAAAATGTTGGGCAGCTTCAAAAGTCCTCGCAGCATACTTGTTATATGCATCAATAGTAGTCTGATCTAGCGCATAACTATCAGTCCAACGCCCACTACCTGAAGTGTCCCCAGCAACAAAGTAATCAGGCTTATAGTACTTGGTAGGATCGGGCTCTTCTGGACGTACATACCTAGACTTCTCGCCAGTATATACATCAGCATAGTTATAATCAGACAGGTAAGGCTCCCTAGTTACTGCATTCGCATACGCCCTAAACAAGCGAGTGTATTCAGGATCTACACCAAACTCAGGCAGTGCAGTACCAAACGCACCAGACTTACCAGTACCTAGGCGATAAGCTGTATAGTCGGCATTATTATGTGGATCATCTGCGGGGCCACCAAAAATACTAGATAACGTAGAGCCTATAAAAGCACCAATAGCTGCTCCTGGAGGGCCCCCGATAGTTCCACCAACATAAGTACCAGCAGCGGATAGTGCTGCATCTTGTACATCTCCTTGTACAGCCGCTAGAATAGATCCTGCGTAAGGTAGTACATCACTGATTAAACCAGTGCTAGCAGCTGCCTTAGGAGCAGCAAAGCTAAGTGAGCCGCCATTAGCTAAGGCGCTAGCAGCTTGATATACTTGGTAGCCACTAATACCTGTACCTACAGTGGCTAGCAAATCGTTAGAGCCGTCTCCATCCATAAGTCCTTCAAGTCCCTGAACGAGGCCTAGCGCAGCCATACCGCTAGACCAAGCATTCACAGTGGGAGCGGTGAGAGCGGATAGATTAGTGCTGCCTGCTGCCTTAACAGCCCCTTCGTAGACTGGAGAGGTATCACCAATCTTCGAAGAGGCTTGAGAAAAATTTGGCTGGGCCCCTCCGCTATTAGATAGATCTACCTGTCCAGCCGTAAGATCGATAGGAGCGTAGCTAAGAGAGTCAGTAACAGGATTAGAGAGCGCATCCAGAAAAGAGTAATTTGCTGAGGAGAAATTAGCTGAAGGAGCTACTGACATTCCCTGAGTAGGTATGGAATCAAGTCCGGAGGACATAGTGGAGAAACCTTGATCTTGAATATTAGCAAGGAAGTTTCCGTTGCTGGACTCAAAAAATCCACCTAACTCATCAAGAGTACTCTTCAATCCACTCTTAATCCCCTTAATACCTCCCAACTTATCGATTGCTGAAAGTCCAGCAACAAGTTTAGTCAGAGTATCAGTCTGTCCAAGACCTCCACCTTGAGTGACTTCTTTTACAGGAGTCTTAGTCGTAGTCGTAGTCTTGGTAGCAGTGCCTGCTGCTACTTGAGCAGTGAGTCTAGAGACTAGATCATTGGTCAGCAGTTTACTAGTGCTGGAGTTATATAGGCCAGCAGTCTTCTGACCTTGAGCAGTAGTAGCCAAGCCACTATTGCTCTCAAGAGCAGATTGCAAAAGCTTATTAAGAGTCTCTTGATCAATATCAGTGCTAGTGGTCTGAGTTTCAGATCCGCCACTAGTAGTGCGAGTTGCTTTATTGCCACTAAAAATAGATGCCAAAGACTTCAGAGCGTCTAGACTAGTTGTCATTGCTCTCTCCTTCTCTAAAATAAGCAGCCTTAATCTGCCTTACCATATCATCATCCAAACCATTAGTAGAACTAGCTGCAAGCCGCTCCGCCAATTGAAAGAATAGCTTAGACAACACTTTCTCTGTGACAGTCGCTCCGATAAGCTTTCCCAGAAAAGCTACACCGGCAGATTGTAGTAGTGTAATCAATAATGAAGCCATGTCTGTAACTCCTGTAATTAATGATGCTATTAAATAGTCTTGCGCTAAGTCAATGCAATAAGGGGATCAGCTTACTTAAGGCCAGAAAGTACGGTGGCCAGAGGCAGGACGCCTGATACCCAGATGACACCAGCCCTTAGTTTTAGCTGGGTGCTCACGATACAAATTGCATTCTGTGAGAATGTCATCATTAAGCCAAGTATCTAGCGCCTCATCTGGATCATAGATATCTACAGCTTTGCCTTCCTTATGCGCAGAATTAGGAGCGCCTTCTGGGCATGCTTGAGGACGAAAGCCGCCATAGCGAGAGCCAGAGACTAGAGTACCTGTGGACTTATTTATTTTAACTCTAATCCCAGCCTCCTGAGCTAGAGTCAAAAGCTTGTTCACACATAAGACTAGCGCAGAGATATTATTCATACGCATAGGGGTAAGATCAGGAGAAGTCTTCCACTGACCTACTACGTCAGCATTAGTAATTTTCATATCAAGGATTAAACCAAAGAGTGGATGATGAAAGAGCCTTACCTATCTTATTGCCTAATACTGTAGTACTAATTACTCCAGGAGTTGCTGTAGGATAATAATAGGCCCCTGCAGTCAGGCCAGATAGCACTGAGATTAGCCCGAATAGACATACCGGAATAGTATCTCCAACAGCGACTGCGCTAGCAAGAGCAATAGCATCTGGCAGATTAGTGCTAGTAGCCTTTCTAACTCTGGCGCCTGAGCTATCCCATATATTTACTGCATGGCCTACAGTAATTGTCTCTGAAGCCTTACAGAAAAATATAGTCCCTTTCTGTACAAGTAAGTGACTATAGGGATCAATCGTAGCATACTCATCATTGCTTACTAGACTATTGCCTGTATACGTATCTACTGCACTCATAGTATTTCTGATTGCATTATATACAGGCATCATTGCTTGAAATAGCGCTGGATCATCTACATCAGGAACAGCTGCTAGCCCAAGACTAATTGAGTGAGACTGTCTAGTGCTCATCTGTCTCCTCCTACATTGAATTTGATCACCAGAGAATTAAGTCTAAAAGTGCCTTTAATTGCAAGAGTATGAGTCAGAGCAGTGGATCTGAATCTATAGGTTCTCGTAAGTCCTGATTCTATTTTATAGCCTAGCACAGGATCAGTAAGAGTCTTTGAATCTGCTGCTGGAAAAGTATATAGCTCGCAATCAGTTCCTGGATCTACAGACTCTAGCTCCACTTGATCTAGTTGTAATACTCGCTGGCGCACATACTGAAAGCGGCCAATAAGAGCTACTGAATCTTGGCTAGTGACACCGGCAGCAAATTCAATAGTCTTTACTTGACCATTAGCTGCAATAAAAGCAATCTGCTTCTTAGGGGTATCTGCATCATCAGCATCTAGAAAACCATATTGAAATACTGATGTATGAGGAATCTTTAGCTTGCCGTGCCTATTAAGTACAGTATCTACTACAATAGCATGGGTGAATGAAGTGACTCCATAAGAGATAACTAGATAGCGACCTGAAATAAATTCAATATGCTTTTTAATAGGTGAGATGAGATTCTGAGTGCTAAAAGTAAGAGTATTAGTATCGAAATCCTCGAAACGCTTACCTGTAAGCATATCAGAGATCTCAGGCATAATCACTAGAGCTTTCTGACCACTGATCTGTTGCAGGCCATGGGTGGTGAATGCATATACTGAAGTGCTATCTGCCTCATCAGTTACTTGAGATAGGTCAGGGATACCGCCTGCATTAGGCACTTCTCTATAGATGAAAGGGAATCTGGCATTATTAGCATAAGCAGCTGCCACACAATTGGAAGCAGTAAATACCAAGAATCCCGAAGAGAGTCCTACACATCTACGCACAGGGCCTTTAGCATCCTCAATACTGCCGCCGCCTGCTCCTGTACTTAGAGAAGGGATGAAATCCAGCTCATTAATAGTACTAGACCACAATACAGTATCTTTACTGTATAAGATCAAATAGCCATTAGAGGTAGTGATACCTAAAATTTCAGTAGAAAGAACTCCGGCAGCTAGGCGCCAAACTAGGGTATTGGTTGCGAAATCATATTGAAATACACCATTACCCTCGCTGGCAATATAAGTCTCTCCACTAAGAGCAGCTTTAGTAATATTACCTGTAAAAGTAGCTGCACTAATCGTAAGGGTGAAAGTATCTCCGGCGGCAAATGCTACTAGTGCAGTGCTGATAGTAAATCTTACTTTGGTATCTGCACTTACATACTCTGTTCCAGCAGTCCCTACCCCCTCTGGCACACCGTTCTTAGACACTGCAAAAGCAGTAGCTGAAGTGAATATAGCTGTGTAATAACCTGCCCCAGCCCCTTGCTTCACGTAGGCAGAAGTCATCTGACCGTCCCCTACATTAGCGCCAGCAGTATTTACAGCTTTGTAATAGTTAGTGGTTGCAGTCCAAGTGTAACCAGTGCCTGCATTACAAATATACAGGGAGCCATCAGTGCAAATAGCTAGGAAGGCCTTCTGACCAGAGGCTCCCAGAAGATTAAATACCTGAGAAAAAGTACTTACTGCGGTCGCTGGGATCTGAGTGGAGTAGGAAATTGAGCGATAGCCATAATTTGTAGGTAATACATTATGAGCATAATATACTTGTGGAATACCTACATCCTTAGCTGCATCTGATTCCTTTGCGTTTACTTGCGGCACATAGTTCATATCCTGTGCGCGCACAATAATAGAACGCCCAAACTCCTCAGATAAGAGAGGAATGTGGGCGGAAGAAAGATTAGCACGCACAGTGACTTGAGACATATTTATATTACCTAGTAATGCGCAACCGCAGAGTTCCGGCCGCTAGATTAATAGTGCTCAGAGTTGGATTAAAAAGAACTACAGTGACTTGATCTGCAGCTGATACATACTCTTCTAGAATGAGAGCAGTTTGATTTTGAGAGAAAGATGCTTGCACAAAATCTCCCATAAGAGCGCCAGTCACAGTGAATACTTGAGTCTGATTAGATAGACTAGATACTGAGGGCGGGTCCCAAGTAGTGGAATATTCAATAGTGATTCCGATCTTGGCATCTAATGCTGTAGCAAGAGAGCCTCCATCGTGAGTCACTTGCTGAGTAGTAATTTTAGTAGTCATTTCCAGTGGTCCTTAATTAGTATTGCAGCCTCATACATAGCTTTTCCTATACCTCCTAGAAAAGCTATAATTGCCCAGCCACCTACTTGAGTCTTAATCTTATCCCAGCGCTCATCTTTGCGTTGTTGTTTAGCTATCCAAGTTTGGATAAATTCATGGTGCTCTCTATGCAATTCTTCTGGAACAGTAAGGCTAGCTATTTCTTCTCGTACTGCATTAGCTAATGCAGTAACTAGAGACTCTCTGTCTCCCATATTCTTACGGCGCTCTGGCTGATAGTGAGGCGGGCTCTCAGGAGAGTCTTGAAAATCTAATTCATGCTGGAACATGGTAATGTCTCTTATCTGCAGTGGCCGCCGACTTCAAAAGGATCTAGGAGCTCTTTACAAGTGAATTTAGATACTGCTCGCTGATAAGTAGTACCTTCATATTTAAGACGGCCTACATGGGCAGACAAAGTCCATTCTTTCCATTTAGGCTTATCCCAGAGAATAAGAGAGGCCCAAGTCAGATTAGAGAACACATCATATAGCCACGCATAAATAGCCCAAGGCACAGCAAAAAGTTTAGGAAGCAGAGATAGGCTATCCCACTTATTCTTGACTGTGATAATGGCTACATAAAGTAGCCAAAATCCGCCAATCATATGAAAGATAAGAATTGGAATAGCCCAGACTGGGATATAGACAGAGAACTGGAATTGCATAATTGTCTCCTAAATAGATTTACGAAGGACAGCGATTTGATCATCTAATGCTTTAAGCTTTGCATAGGCTGGACTAGTCATTGGGTCAATACCAGCTGCCGCGGCCTGCGCAGCAAAAGAAATTAACATAAATTCGCGAGTTACTCTAGGGAGTAGTGTTGCTGATTCAAGGACAGCAATTTGTTGGAGCGCAGGAATAGGAGGAATCGGAGCTAGAGGTTGGATGCTTGCCTCTACTAGAGCAATTAGATCCGCGTAGGCTGGCGCATCTTCTCCTAGATCAGCAATTAGCATGTCCATCTGCACGTCGGCGTAAGAGTGACAACGAATCTGCACGCCTTCTGCATCAACCCATGTGGCTTCGACGGAGTTTGTGTCGGGATAGTGGATGACTTTAGATAGTGGCATTAGGAAATTGCTCCTTTGATGACCGAGAAGTTGATTTTGAACGCCTCTGAGTAGCTAGTGCCTGATTGATTTGTAATGACGATGTAAGCAAAACCAGCCCCCGAAACTGCACTAACGTGATACGTTGCTGCGGAACCCGCGTAAGTTCCAGCAACCGGATTAACTATAACGGTGTCTTTGTTCGATATAAGATTGTTAATAAGCTGGAATTCAATAAGCCCTCCCGCAGCAAGAGGCGCATTATTCATCGTGATCTGACCGCTTGGCTTATTCAGCGTAACCGCCGTGCTCTTGCTAGTTGCCTGAGTGACCGTTCCACCGGCACCAGTGCCGTAGCCCCATGCCCCGGTGCTATTAGACAGAAGCCAGTTCTTGCTGGTATCAATGTATCCAACATTAGCCGAGTTCTGATTAAAATAAACTGGAGTGTTAGTATTTGTCCCATAGGATAGAGACACTGTGGGAGAAGCTGTTATATAGCAGTAGCCACTACCGTAAGCCACTATTTGTGCAGTAACAGTACCACCACTAGCAATTGCAGATTGAGTAGCTATATCAGTTCCTAAGCTACCAGCAACAGTAGTGCTGCTCTGTACGTTTCCGCTAGCCCGATATACATCAAGAGTTCCTGTAGGTGTACGTCCAATACCAACATTACCGGCAGTATCAATCCGCATCCGCTCACTGCCTCCCGTGTAGAACGCCATTGGGAGGTAAGTGCCAGTGCCTATCTTAGTGCTAGCAAATACTATATATCCTGCTGACTGATCCACTCCTACATAACCTGCGGAGGCATTATCTGGATCGCTGCTTCCATAGCAAACAAAATAAGCTCCAGAACCTGACCCAGCAGGAACGGCTCCAACACTTGTATAAGTATTGATTCCAGCAGTCTGGAACAACGCCCGGCTGATAAGAGTAGCATTACTGAAATCACCCAGAATGCGAGCGCCAGCAGCGCCTAGCCTTACAGCACCGCCATCATAATGAATGCCCCCAGCTTCCACCGCCCAGGGGAACGTAGCAGCAGCAGCACTAGCCGCTGCATTAGCCTCACTAACAGCGGCATTAGTCTCACTAACAAGCGCAGCAGCAGCACTTGCAGCACTAGCAACTGCATTAGCTCCACTAGCGCCAAGAACTGCTACACACTCAATAGTCTCTCCTGCATCAAGAGAGATACCAGTGATAGTGAAAATAGTGCTGTCTGTCTCAGACCAATCAACTCCTTTAATGAGTCGCTGACCTCCGCGATAGACTGCAATACTCTCAGTACCTACAGTATAAGTGAATGAAGTAAGAGTGAAAGCAGTCTGGCCAGCCGTAGCTGTAAAGACCTGACTCTTATTAGTAGTCTCTGCATCAATATTAATAATATCAGAGCCTGGTGCCCAAATGCTTGCACTCATATTTAATTCCTTACAAAATATTGTTTTGTCTGATGAGAGCTACTTGCTCTGCCACAGTCTGCCTAAATGCGCTTGCCTTTTCATCCTGACCAATACCCTTGAATACTGAAGCGGCTGCGTCAGAGATAATGGCAAAAGGAAATTCATCTGCAATCCAGCTAGAGTATCCTGCATCAGTCACTATTGGATGCGTATAGCAAGCAAGCAGCATATAGGTATCTTCTGTATTAGAGCGAATCTCAAGCTGAGTTCCTGCTGTATAACAGATATTCTCTTTATTTACCTGATAGCGGTCAAGGCTCTCTTCTGGAGATAGATAAGTAAAGAACTCCCCTGGAAGTCCATCCTGATATTTGCGAAGATACTTGAATGCGCGCCAATTAGGAATCAGAGTTTTGTAATCAAGAGACTGGATAAAGGCAATTGGAGACCACGAGATGCCAGTCTCGAAGATGTCTTTAGGAAAATTATCTAGTTGATGCATTTTAAGAGTGGCCATCTTTACTGCCAACTTAGTCTCTGCAACTAGATCATCTCTATTAGTGAGTGTATATACATCACTCATTAAGCTGGATAAAGAGGCCATCTTATTTAATTAGTCTTAGTAAGTTTATTGAGGGTAACTGAAGACTTGGCACCAGTAGTGGAAGTAGCTTGCTTCTGATCTGGAGCTTCTTGCTCCACAGTAACTTCGCGGCTATCTACAATCTCATAGGTGCCAGTAAGCTGCTCAATTACATTCTCGTTTTCAGTCTCAAAATAACCCTCTGCATCAAACAGACATTGCTGGCCATTTGAGAGAATGAAATTACCTTGAGCCAGAGTTTTCTTAAAAATAGTCATTTATTTCTCCTAGCTGTGGAAATGCCCACCCAGATTTCTCTAGGCAGGCTATGGGTATTAGCCAGTGATCAATCGGATACGAGAGATTTCCTGAGTCAGCTTAGTAGCTGCCGAAGCATCTACAGTAACTTGACCAGTCGCAGCATTAGGAGTCAGAACAGTGGCAGAACCACCAGTCCGAATCGTAATACTGGAGATGTAGCCAGGATCTGTAGATGCCATGCCCGGAGTATTGACTTGAATAACGGCCATGGCGATCTCCTAATTAACCTGCAGCTGCAGCAGTCAGACCATAGATAACAGCATTTGCCGCTGGATTCTTGACAAGGCAAGTCAATTCCGTAGTCAGCGAGCCGCCAACAGCATCAATACCAGTTTCAATGGCTTGACCGCTGGTACCGTATTCACTGGCTACAGTCTTGCGATCGCCTAGATAAGCCAGATTGAAACTGGACAGATCAACTGCAACAGCCATCGCAGCCCAAGTCACATTGCTATTGAACATAGGATGCTCAATCATACGGAAAGTACCGCGACTGGTCTTAAAACTGGAGAATTGCAGACCATAAGAAGTCTGACCATCAACCAGCTGATAAGTACCATTCAGGCGACCGATGTTATTCAGCACACGCTTAGCTGCACCGCCAACGAAAAGAACACGCTCATTGGCTACTTTAGGATCAGTAGTCACATTGAAGACTGGATCAAGGAGAGCTTCCAGCTGAGTGTAGTTAGTGGTAGCTGCAGCGTTATTGACGTTGGCAGCCGCATTGACAGTCACTTGGTTAATCAGGCCATCCATCTGGCGGATAGGGGCATTGTTCTTGGTGCCAGAGAATTTTTGCGAGAAGAAAATAGCTCGCTCCATATCAGAGGCGTGGAATGCTGCACACTCGCCGCGAGATTCAGCCAGAGTAGATTCACCTGCGATAACTTGCGTAGCGCGCGCAGAATCAGTCAGAGCCCAAGAGTTACGGAAGATCTGAGTATAATTCGTAACGCGCACTGCGGAGATATTCATCGCAACAGGACGCGAAGAACCTTCTTCAAATGCCGTACCCACTTGATACAAAACTTGGCTAGCAGCAATTGCAACTGCTGCAACAGTACCAAATGCACGAGTCACAGTAATAGAAGTTGCAGAAACTACTGTGTTAACCAGAATCAGCTCACGAGTCAGCGGATTCAGGAGAATCATGCCGGGGATGAGCTGAGCAGTGGATACCATATTGGTGAAAGTAGTAGCACCAATCAATTCACCGGTACCACTAGCAGTAACAGACGGGAAGATCATAGTCTTAGTGAAGAAGCCATGTTCAGTCTGAACAGCAACTTCATCCTTAAGCATGGAAGTAAGACCAAAGAGAGGAGCAGAACCATTCGGCATGAGCCGAGTAATCATGCTAGAGAATGACTTCTTTACCAGATCAGTGGTGGCATTAAGGCCAAGACCTTGAGAAAGAATGCCTGCAACAATATTACCAGTAGCCATTTTATTTCCTTTTCAGAATGAGATTAGTTTTGCACGTATGCATCCCAATCAGTTCCAGAAGAAGTCTGGGGTTGTTGATTGGTTTGTTGTTTAGGCTGAAGGACGCCAGCAAAAGAAGTAAGGTAATCTTGAGCCAGTTTACTGATTTCAGCTGATGTAGCAGTTGGATACTTCACTGTGAGTTGCTGTTGCAGAGCACCCAGAATAGGAGCAGCTGCGGGATGGGAGAATGCAGGGTTGTCTGATCGGAGAGTATCTGAAACTGTCTGGCGTTTAATATGTTGAGGAAGTTCTGCACGAATGGATTCTTGCGAGCGGGCAATAGCTGATTCGATCAATTTAGTGGTGGCATGAGTACTTTGTGCATATACTGTCTGTGCAACAGTATTGAGTGCTTGAGCAAATGCCTGCTGTGCCGCTGCTCCACCTTGATTAATAGCTGAAAGCTGATCTGGAGTGATTGCTTTAGAGAAATCAATCTTTCGTGCTGCTTCCATGAGCTGCTGTGGATTAACATTAAATGCCCCAGGATTAGCTGGAGTTTCTGGGGATTGTTCTGGCGCTTTCCATAGTTCAGTAAACTGATCTAGCCCAGCAGCTGGAGCATTAGTGCCAGCAGGAACATTAGGATTACTGGGATCAGATGCCATTGCCGGGGTAGCCTGCTCAGGAAAATTACCTGGTTGAGCTTGAGTAGGTTGCTGAGCAGCCGGCTGTGGCTGAGTTCCTGCAGGATTCTGCGTAGGGGTAGAGCCACTAAATAGTTGAGAAATGCGTTCGCCGATAGACATAGTTTATTACTCCGAAAGATTTGAGGATACTGCAAGGGTGGATGCTAGTGATAGCAGATGCTGGAGAATATCAATTTGACCTCTAAGATAAGCATCCTGAGAGGCAAATTTGATGATCTCTTTTTCATCTAAAATGAGCTGAATCTTTTCTTCCGAAGCTGCTGCAATCAGATTCTGGATCAGTGCTCTATTAGATTCTGTGAGAGCCGCGCCCGCCTTAAATTCCTCTGGCGTCAGCTCATATTTAGTAAATGAATGAGGGATGATTTTCATTGCATCTTACCTGTGATATTATTGACAATGTTATTTACATTATTGCTGCGAGCAGGCGCTGGTGCGTAGGGATCTTTACCTGCAGGATTGTAGCCAAATTGCTGCGGTTGAGGCTGCGGCGGCATTTGCTTAATCAGATTCTGCAACTCATCTGGGCCAACTCCCCTAAGCATCTGAGCAATATTAGCCATCTGCTGCTGCCACTGCATCATAGCTTGCTCATAAGCAATCTGCTCAGGACTCTTCTCAAATTCAGAAATGTGGGCACCTTGAGTCTTAAGGAAATAAGTAAAGAGCGGGCCCAAATTATATTGAGAGGCCACCACTTGATTAGATTGCAATACCTGCAAGGCAATCTGAAGAGCTTCTGCATTAATCAGCTTATCGGTAGGTAGAAGACCGTCAGATACTTTGAAATCAAGAATTGCTTTCCGCAACTTAATAGGATCTACATCTACAATCTGTTCCTTGTCTTTGTTGTAAAGAGAAGTGCCCCCTTGGAACTGCAGAATATTAATCTTAAGAATTTCTTTCAATGGAGTAAAGAATTGGGCTTCTAGCAATAGGCTGCATAGCTGATCGCGGCCGTTTGCATTATTCATTACAGTGCTGAATTCATGCAAAGTCTTATTGCCCTTTACAAACTGACCCTGACGTGCTTGATTCTGACCTGAGATTACATTAGCCATCTGTAGCAGAGACTGAGTCTCTTGCATCAAAACACCGGACTGGTCATCACGAAAAGGGATAGGAAAATAAGACTCATTAAGAGGCTTACCATAAGCGCTAGGACGTACTGGAATTTTAGCAGAAGGGTTTTCATTATTGATGTGCGCTGCATCCACACGACTAGGATCATAAAGACCACGATCAGAGATAGCGCGACGACGAGCAGCAATGATACTATTCCACATAGCACTAGTGATCTGCTGAATCGGCTGCACATTAGTAGCCAGCGATTTCGTCTGATAGCCAAGCCCATCTTCATTTGGTTGAGCAAACAAAATCGGAATAAGCCCGTGAGCATTTGTCTGACGCTCCGCATAAATAAGAGTGAGATTATTTACAATTATGAATTTCCATACTTGCGGAGTATTTTTCGCAGGCACACGCAAATTAAAATCTGCAGGCAAAATGCGGGCATAAAGAGTAGTGACCTCATAATTGTCCTTATAGCTAATCTTATTATCTGCGCCTGAGAGTCCAGCCCAAGCTAGCCAATTAGTATTGGAAGTCAGGTTGGCGTCCGTCCTCGTATCCGGATTCAGATCAGGAATATAAAAATCATTCTGAACTGCGCCAGTCTCGAAACAAGCGATTACATTATCTACTAACTTATCAGGTAACTCTTGGATGAATTGCTTAAGAGCAATGCGAGAATATTGCTCAGTGTATCCAGCAAATTCTGCTTTATAAGACACTTCGCAAGGCAAGCAGCGCTTATCCCAGAAGCTATTGTATAGATCTAGGCGCTTAAGCTTATTACCTTCCCAGATTACTTCTTTGGGTTTAGCTTGATTAGTGGAGAATCCTGGATCAGTTTCTAGGGCAGCAGTGACTTTACGGCCCCAAGATACTTCCATTGCCGCTATATTATATTTGAAACCGTCTCGGAAAAATTTAATGAATTCTGCAGTCCAGCCACCTTTAGTGGCCTGATCTTCAATTACTGTCTCCATCTGGATAGCTTCATCAATGGATGCAGGATTACTGGTAAC